GAGTTCTACGTTGCTGGTGGCGATAACTCTGACAACAACTACGGACAATACCAGACGGGCTGGAACACGGGCAGGGACGCGGCGGAGGCCAAGATCAGGGCCAAGATGAAGGCCATACAGATTGGAGACCACTACATTGGGCTCTACGGTGATTGTGCCAGCGTCACTGACATAGGCAACCTACTGCTGACCGCGTGTTCAGGCAACCCTGACCAGAACACCAACGACAACTTTAACAACAAGACCCTGATCTACGCTGACTCTGACAGCACGGGTATATCACAGGCGTTTGGCAATAGCTTGGGCGGACAGACCACGCCAGCCAGCAACAACATACAGGTCAGCACGGTGAATGGCAGTGATAGTTCCAGCACCGCATACGATCCAGCCAACACGGCCCTGTTCGCCCTGGAGGGCGATTACTTTGGCGTGGCCTGGACCACCAGCACCAACGTGTATGTGAGCATATTCAAGATAGTGCCACAGAGCAGTGCGGCACCAACCATCAGCAGGATAGCGGACACCATAGACCTTGGCACGATACCAGCCTCTTCAGGCACAAAGACCTTGAGTGGTATGCGTATCAACAAGGGCGTGGGTGTTATCACCTGCGGCAACTACTACAGGATCATAAAGACTGACACGATCTAATTAAATACAGAAAAAGGAGACACACTATGGCGACTTGGCCAACAGGAACAAAAGCATCAACAGCCAACCTTGACTCAGGCTCTGACTCACCCCGTTTAGCACGGGCGGACATCAAGCAGAACGTGGATAACGTCAATGCCATCATTGATATGTTCAACATAGATGGTCCCACCAACGGACAGGTCCTCAAATACAACACTTCAAACTCGAGATTCGAGCTGGACACGGACGCCACTGGATCAGCGGTGTCAGCCACCACATTCGTGGGTGACGACTCAACTGGCACGGCGGTCAATCCAGGGGAGACATTCAAGATAGCGGGAGCCACGGGCATCACCACAGCAGTATCAGGTGATACATTAACCATCACGGGCACCGCACAGGATTTCACATATTCAAGCCTAACGGGTGCTCCAACTAACGTCAGTTCATTCACTAATGACGCAGGCTACATCACTGATGATGGCAATGGTGATCTAACAATAACCAATTCAACCATACAATCATCAGGTGACACCATAGACCTTGATGACATAGTGAGATTCAATGTGGGCTACAAGGAGGACATCAACGCACTTACCAGTTCAGCGTCAATCAGTGTGGATGCCAGCACGGCACCAGTCCACACGGTCACGCTGGCCACCAACGCCACATTCACCATATCAAATATGGTTGCGGGACAATCAATAATGATCATCATCACACAGGATGGCACGGGTTCAAGGACTGGCTCATTCACTTCCGTCAAGTTCCCAGGTGGGGCACCAACACTTTCAACTGGTGCGGGAGACATTGATGTGGTATCCGTGTTCTATGATGGCACCAATTACCTTGGCAACATAGCACAGGACTTCACCACATAATGCCATTAGGATTCAAGGGAAACATACTGACCACATCGTCATCAGCGGCGTTCGTGCCATTGGAGACCGTGATAGTGCTTCGTGGAAAGAGTGGATCTGCTGTTGGATCTAATATGATGAGCACGAGTTTTGATGTTACGAAAGATGAGTTGAACATAGCGGGCACACCAGTGGGCACCTCCAATGGTAAGGTGATACCAATAGCGGACGGCACCTACAATGTCCAGATCACTGGCATCTCAAGTGCCACGGCCTTCAATAGTGCCAATTCAGCGGCCACTTATTCCGCACAGGTTGGGGTGGGGCAGGCCGCCAATGTCAATAGTCTGCCATCAGGCTTCTCATTCTCCAATTCAGCAACTTTTTCAGGATCCCGTTCAACAAACACTGGGGGTATTCCAATCAACTTCACGGCCACTAATCTTGGCAACATCACATTCTCAAGCAATCAATTGACCCAATTGGTATCTATGAGCCCAGGTGGTGGATTTGGTTTCAACTTTCCTTCATACACGATAACAATATACGAGTTGGAAAGTTAAGTTGTTGAACAAATAAATAAAACTGTAAATTTACAAAGGAGACAAAATTATGTCAGCGTCAAATTATTTAGAAGACACTCTTTTAAATCACGTTTTAAGATATGGCAATGGTAGCCTTACAGCAGGAACAGGTGCGGGATACCAACCGCCAGCAACTGTTTATGTGGCGCTTTTCGCCGATAACAGCAATAATGTAGCAGGTGCTTTAGAATCAGGAACTTCAGCTACAGGATCAGCATCGGATTGGGGTGATTTTGAAATTACAACAGGTGGTTCAACCCAGTATGTTAGACAATCGGTCACATTCGGAGCGGCAGGTTCAGCAGGTGGATACAACACAGGTCAGATTAAAAATACGACACAAGTTTCATTTCCAGTAGCAGGAGCAAATTACACCACAGATGCTGGTTATGGATCAACAGTAACTCATATCGCAATTATGGACAATAGTTCAGGTGGCAATGTGTTGTTTTTCGGTGCTTTGACCACGCCTAAAACTGTAAGTTCAGGCGACCAATTCACGATTTCAGCCAGCAACCTTGCTATTAGTTTAGACTAATAAGTCTTTAACATTTCTGGGATGCTTGAGTGTCTGATACAAAACAATTCATATATGTAGATGGTCAGGGTAATAGGACTACCACACCCACAGACTTAAATTACTACATCTATAGTATCACACCCACAGATGAAAGTGTAGATGATAGTGGAACCTCTACGCTGTCCCATTATGATGATGATGGGTCAAGCTGGTCATTCTTCGCATACAATAATATCACTGGCATCAACACACCAGCTTATGGAGCAGGTGCCACAGAAGCCGCGGCCACGGCAGCGCCCAACAGACAGAATTCGGGTATAAAAGCAATTCAGGCGGATCTAGACAACAGGGATCCTAGGACTTCATTAGACGCAGTTTTGACAAGCTCTAAATGTAGAGCGGTTGTAACTGGTCAATATGTTCCGCGTGTTAAGGTAACACACACCACATTGAATGGTGGTTATGTGGTGCCAACTAGTTTTGATTTTTTCTACACAGAAAATGGTAAGAGTGGTGGTGGTAATAGTAATTTTATACAGAATTTGACTGCTGCCAATTTCAATCAGACAATAACGGCCTCAAGTCCGTTAGATGGTAATGGTGGAGCAACCATTACATTCACTTCACAGGGAAGCAGTGTCACAGGTGGTGAATTGACTGGACACATAGGCAAAGGATTCGTATTAGATTTCTCATCTCCCTCTATGACAGCAAATTGGGGTATGGTGCGATTGAGATTAGAACCCATAACGAATCCTGGTGGTTCATATGAACCAAAGATATATTTCAAAGGCACCGTTCAGAGGAGTTGGGAGGCCAATTTATATACGATTGATGGTGTAGGCAGTGATACGATTGGTGAAATATCTACTACGGCAAGTATGGATGTAGTTCCAACCGTAGCATTCCAAGGTGAGGCATCTATCAGCTCAGTAGTCAGCATCAGTGAGCAGTCCGCAAATAGAAAATTTAGTGGGAGCAATATTGTTATAACAAGTTCAACCACCAATCAAAGTAATTTAAAATTTGACACAGGAATAGATACCACAGTTCTTTTTGATGCTACTCTTTCATATGCTAACTTGGTTTTTTCAGACAGCATTATCAGTTCAGCATTTACTTCATCAATTGATGGTAACAAAATTCACGGATTAATTGATACCAACTTCAATATAGCACCGGCTCACACGGTGACAACCACCGCTAGTATGATCTATGATATCGCAGGTGATTACACTTGGAATTCGTTCAACTTAAACACATATTTCGAGACTGGTTTCGCTGTAGATAACTTCTCGTTGAATGAAGGTGAATACACTTGGGATTTCCTAGCAACGACTGATTGGGAAAACTGGCCTGTGCTGACTTGGTTAGGTGATGAATCAGGTTGGGATAATTGGCCAGAAGATACTTGGGATAGAGAATTTGAATTAGCAAATGAAGTAGAAATGACAATCAGTCCTTCATTCAAAGTAGGAACTGAAATTGTAACATTCGCTGGCACATTTACTATAGATGAAAATAGTGCTTTTGAAAAAGCGGCTAATGTGGAAATTTCAAGCACTGCTTCAGTGGCTTGTGATGCTGGTGGTATTTTAGAATTTGAGTGTGATATCACAACGGCATTCACGCCAACATTGATAGGAAATTACCAATTTACACTTTCTGACACACCAGTTTCAATCACAGGGGCCTTTTCACCTGTATTGACTGCTTCTGCGATAACTGACACATTTGCTGACATAAGTGGAACATTCGCAGTGGTAGATGTAGAGCCGTCGTTCAAACCAAGTGGAGCGATAGATACTACCGTAATAGTTTCAACATCAGAAACGATACCATCTTTCATACACGGTGCGGCGACGGCAATTACAGCTCTTCACAGCACAGTATTGGTGGGACGATTATTCTTCCAGGCAGATCCTTTCAATATAATAAAGGTTGAAAGTGAAACCAGGCAATTATCGCCAGTAAGTGAAAATAGAATAACTTTAGTTGATAGTGAAAATAAAGTAAATATGATAACAGCAGAAACAAGGACAGTTTTAGTCCCAGAAGAAACAAGGAGTATCAAATTGAAAATACCAGCATTATCATCAAGATTTACAACTCCAAGAGTAAGGAGTGAGGCGTAATGGCAAACTTAACAGGCGCACGAAAGGATAACGCTGGATTATATTTTGTCAAAGATCCAGATAGTAACATCCAATATGGATTAGATTTTACCGATTACCTCGCTAGTGGAGACAGCATTTTATCTGCTAGTGTCAGCATCAGCACAATATCAGGTGATCTATCACCTTTGGCATTACCTACAGACGCAAACACAGATGTTATAATAAGTTCGGGTAAAGTGGTCAGTGTAAGAGTCCATAATGGCACCGCACAAAATACATATACGGTCAAAGTAACGATCGTCACTACACAGGGCGATACTGACGCAAGAAGTTTTAGAATAATAGTAGCGGAGAAAACATTATAATGGCGAAGTCATACAAACTTGATAAAGATATGATTGAAAGACTGGCACTGATAATGTGTAGTTACGAAGAGATCGCGATGGTGATGGACACCAGTGTTGATAATCTCAAGAAGAGATACAAAGATGTGATTGAAAAAGGCAGAGCAGAAGGTAAAAAGGGTTTGAGAAGGGCGCAATATGAAAAAGCGGTCAAGGATAAGGATGTAAGGATGTTAATATTCTTAGGAAAAAATTATCTTTCTCAACAGGATTCACCAACAGAAACTGAAAGCAATGATCCTTTACCTTGGCCAGAAGATGCTTAATGAAATTATCTTTACCTCAGAAGGAAGTCGCAGATCATCCCGCTAGATTCAAAGTGCTTGTGACAGGCCGACGCTTCGGAAAAACTTTTTTAGCAATCAGGCAGTTGGCATATTTCGCCCGGCAACCAAATCAACTTTGTTGGTATGTTGCCCCATCATATAGACAGGCCAAGCAGGTAGTATGGGTTCAGATTAAAAAAATGCTGAATGACCTCAATTGGATTAAGAAGGCCAACGAAGCAGAATTGACTTTACATCTTCGTAATGGCAGTAGGATATGCCTAAGAGGTGCTGATAATCCGGACTCACTTCGTGGTGTTGGTCTAAATTTTTTAGTGCTAGATGAGACCGCTGACATATCAGAATCGGCCTGGAAAGAAGTGTTGAGACCAACATTGTCAGACACAGGTGGCCACGTTTTTTTTACAGGAACCCCAAAGGGTTTGAATTGGTTCCACGATCTATATCAACAGGGGCAAAAGACCACAGATGAAAATTGGCAGAGTTGGCAATATACCACTATTGATGGAGGTATGGTTCCTGACGAGGAGATAGAACAAGCTAAAAAAGATCTAGATGCCAAGACATTTCGCCAGGAGTATCAGGCCACTTTTGAAACTTATTCTGGTGTGATATATTATGGGTTCGATATGAAACATAATGTTAAGAATGTTGCGGTGCCAGAGGATGTCACTGCTGTCCATATTGGTATTGACTTTAACCTCAATCCAATGTTTGCTACCGTGTCATATATCAAGGACAACATCGTTTATGTGTTTGATGAAATACAGATATGGAGTTCCAACACGGATGAGATGTGTGAGGAGATTTTAAGGCGTTATCCTGGCAAAAAAATATTTGCTTATCCTGATCCAGCGGCAAGACAGAGGCGAACCAGTAGTGCTAGGAGGACTGATGCTTCGATCTTACAGAACAATGGTTTCATATTGAAAATGCCAAGCAGGCATATGAGTATCCGTGATAGGATCAATAGTGTTAATAGTAAGCTGTGTAGTGCCATGGGTATAAGAGGTGTAGTTATAGACCCTAAGTGTAAAGCCCTAATAAATAGTTTAATCAGGCATACTTACAAGGCCGGAACTAACCTGCCAACAAAGGATGAAGGATGGGATCACGCAAACGATTCTTTAGGTTATTTGATCAGTTTCTTGTATCCAATAACCAAGAAACAAATGAATGTGGAGCCCCAGAGATTCAACTTTCAAACAGGAGCAACAGGAGTATAGATGGCAGATTATAATTTAACAAACAGCAACGATAGAGATTCAGCAGTTCCAAATTTAGAGGGAATACCTTTACACGAAGAATATGTGAATTACATAAACAGGTGGAATTTCCTCCAACGATCTTATTCTGGCGGAGCGCAGTATAGGTTGGGCAATTATCTAACCAAGTATGTCAATGAAAATTCAGCTGAATATGTCAATAGGATCGCGCAGACACCTTTAGATAATCATTGTCGTAGCATAATCCATATCTATAATAGTTTCCTGTTTAGGAATGAACCAAAGAGAGAATTTGGTAATATTGCTAATAGTCCTGAATTAGAGGCGTTTATGAAAGACACTGACCTGGAGGGTAGGGATTTCAATCAATTTATGAGAGATGTCAATATCCAGTCTAGCATATATGGTCACGCTTTAGTGTTGATTGATAAACCATCCACGGTTGTTGGCACAAGGGCGGAAGAATTACAGCAAGGCATCAGACCATATGGATCAATCTACACTCCCCAAAATATTATTGATTGGGAATTTGAAAGGCTGCCAAATGGATTGTATGATTTAAGTTTCTTGCGATTGTTTGAACAGGAGCAGAGGGCTTATAACCAAAACACCAAATATTACCTGAGAACATTCACCAAAGATAAAGTGTATGTTGAAAATTATGATCCAGATTCGTCAGAACCTTTGAAAGTTATTTCAGAGATGCCAAACCAATTGGGAAGAATCCCTGCGGTATGGGTTTATGCGCAGAGATCGCCATCGCGAGGTATTGGAGTTTCTGATATTGGTGATATAGCTGATATGCAGAATGCGATCTATAATGAGTTAAGTGAGATTGAACAGACGATAAGGATATCAGGACATCCAACATTGGTCAAAACTATTGATACTGAAGCTAGTGCTGGAGCGGGTGCTATTATAACGATACCAAATGAATTAGATCCTGGATTACGGCCTTCTTTATTACAACCATCAGGTCAATCAATAGATATGATACTTAATTCAATCGATAACAAGATCAAGGCGATTGATAGGATGGGACATCTTGGTAGTGTTAGGGCGATTGAACAGAGGTCTATGTCAGGCATCGCTTTACAGACTGAAATGCTTCAGTTAGATACCAAATTGATTGAAAAGAGTAAGAATCTTCAACTCGCTGAAGAGCAGTTGTTCAGGTTGTTCGCCAGATTCCAAAATATGGAATGGGATGGTGAGATCAAGTATCCAAGTGTATTCAACATCAGGGACAGGAATTATGAAATGGACATCCTAAAGAAAGCGGCTGATACGAACCCAACAGATCCTAGGATCAGGCAGAAGATTGATGAGAAGATCATAGAAATAATAGAACCAGATGAGGAGGCCAAGGAAGAGTTAATGGCTCAAATGGATCAATCACAGATCAACACTCAGACACAGCATCCAGCTATGACATCGCCGCAAGATATGATTGCGCATATGAGACAGATGATAGAGCAAGGTTATACCAATGAACAGATTATGGAATTACATCCAGAAATACGTTCTTTATTTGATGGAGAATCTAATGATGCTACACCTGGTTCAAACATTCAGACATAACATAGAGGTATGTTGAAATGGCTGGTGTTAAAACTTCAAAAGGTCAGAAGACCAATCATTACAAATTCTATGCTAGGGGCCAGGAATGGCGACCTTGTAAAGTGATCCAAAAAAAACGTAATGGCAACGGCACCAAGGAGTTTATGGCAGCCCAATCCGTCCAGACGGGTGAGATATATAAAAATAGCCACGGACTGACAGCACCTTGGCATAGTATCAATTTTAGTCCTGTAAAATCAGAGGATATGGAATAATGGGCATAGCGCGGATATATAGGAGACCTGTTGAATCAGCCAGGCACGAGCAGTTTAAGATGTTATGTGTCCAGTATTTCACTGCGATGGAGAAGCTGATAGAGCGTCCCAGTAGGCGATATGCTGAACAGGCTCGTAAGGCATTGATAAAAATCAAGAAAGCGGCACACTATCGTGGAATGGAATTGTTGGAGTTGTATGCTCCATCAAAAAACAAAGGCAGGGAGCCAATAAATGGCCGGTCTTAACACAACAACAGGTAGGGCCATAATTGGCTCTCGAACTAGGAGGTCTAAAATGCCAGCAAGTGGAAGAAGGAAAAAGCCAATGTCAGGTAGAAGGAAGCCGCGAAAACCAAGTGGTCGTAGGAAGTAAAGACATTGAGAAGTGGATCAGACAGGTTGTTGCTAAAACTCATAAGGCGAGTGGAGCGGCAATCTGTCCGTATGCGAAAAGAGCACTTGCGGATCGCAAAATACAGATCGCAGTTGCGAAGGTGGATGTGCTGGACCAGATTGATCAGTGTTGCGATCTGTTTGATTGCTTTAATCTGGATATTGTCATTTTATATTTCAATCGCAAGATAAGTGAGAAACAGCTGGCTATGCTGTGTAGAGTTGGCCATGATAAAAATAAGGAATTCGCTGTGTTGTATGATCATCCCAAAAATAAAGGTAAGCATAAGGGTGTGAGTTTCAGTTATGGCAAGGCACCTTTGATAATGATTCAGAAGTTAGACAAATTAAAGAAAGCCCAAGGTCAATTGCGTAATAGTGGATATTATGAATGCTGGGGGTTAGATCCCAATAGTGAGATGTTCTATTAATTTGTTAATAAATAATATTATTCAACGTTATCCAGCGTTGCAAACAAATGGAGGACACCACAATGAGTGATGAAACATTGGAAGTCAATACTGAACAGAGCACTGCGCCTGCTCAAGAAGACTCAAAAAATAATCCAACGCAGGGAACTGATAATCAACCAGTTTATACCAAAGAACAATTTGATGCCGCGATGAAAAGTGCTAGAAAGCACGGTGAAGAGCGTGTGTTGAAACAATTTGATGGTGTTGATGTTAATACCTATAAGCAATTGCTAGAAAAGGAAGAGCTATCTAAATTGGAAGAGCAAAAGCGAAAGGGTGAGTTTGAAAAGATATTGAAAGAGCAGGCTGAAAAGGCCAACTCAAAGATATCTACTCTTACTGATGAATTGACCAAGATCAAGGTTGATGGTGCTCTTATAAATGCGGCGAGCAAATATAAGGCAGTCAATCCTGAACAGGTTGTAAAACTTGTGAGAGAGCAGGTCAGGATGTCAGAAACAGGGGCAGTTGAGATTGTGGATCCTAGGACAGGAAACACGAAATACACTGAAACTGGAGAGCCGTTGGATGTGGAAAACGCAGTTAAAATGTGGCTTCAAGATAATCCGCATTTTGTTCAAGCAGGACCAACTGGTTCAGGGTCAAGTTCAAATCAAAATCCCGAAGGTGTTAGCAAAAATGTTGATATAAACAAATTGGATCTTAATGATCCTAAACAAAGACAACTATATGCTGAGATGCGAAGGAAGATTTATCCCAACGTTATCTAGGTTATAGTTCTAACACAAAAGGAGATTAGCAAATGGCTAATACAAATATAAACGACACGCAGATTCTAACGAATATGCTACAAGAGGCCGTATTCACCCAATCCGAAAAATCAATTGCGGATAAGGTTTTTACGACTTATGATATGTCAGGAACGCCTGGTCTTACAGCGCAAATTCCTGTGTATCCAGAAATAACCGCTCAAGAACAAAATCAGACAACTGAAGTTACTGATACTAATTTCACGATTGCTCAGATTGATGTTACTGCGGCTGAAGTTCAAGCTAGAATCGATGTATCTGACCTTTTATCAGAATCTACCGTTAGAAATATGGGTAGCGATGTGGGACAGATGATCGGATCGGCCATAGGTGAGAAGGTTGATACAAATGCTTTCAGTCTATTCACAGAAGCTAACATCGCTCAAGGTGTTGGTGATAATGGAACTTTAATCACTCCAGATATCATACTTCAGGCCGTATATACGCTACGAAATAACAACGCCCCAACTGATGGAGAAGGTGATTATCATTGTGTGATCCACCCGGGTCAAGCATACAAATTGGCTTCATCATTAGCAGGTGCTGGTTATGGGAATAGTGCGAATGCGATATCAAATGTTGGTAACGCTTTAATCAGTTCTTCAGCGTATGTTGGAAAATTATTCAATGTGAAAATTTTTCAAAGCACTGGCATCCAAGACGATTCAGTAGGCACTGATGCTCACGGTTGTGTGTTCTCACCAACTGCGTTCGCGCACGTGATCAAAAGACCTTTAAGAATTGAATCTCAAAGGGACGCAAGTATGCGTCACACAGAGTTCGTTGGATCAACTGCTGTTAAAACGGCACTTGTGAAGGCGTCTTATGCTTGTAGAGTTAAAGGTTCTAAAGTAATCGGCTAATAGGGATAAACCCCTTTTAGTTTAACAAATTAGGCGGGCTAGACTGGATTGTTTAGGCTCGCCTTTTTTGTATCCAAATAAATATCATTAGAGTTAGGAAGGACCTAATTCTATAAAATAAGGAAGGACCTTTATGAGCACATTTGCTAATGACGCAGATATCCTAGAATACGAACCAGACATCCAAAAATATGGTATTGCTCAATTTGATCAGCTCCACGAGAAGTCTTACGATGATATCATCAGGTTGTTGAACATCCGATGGTGGCCAAAGGCTGACTATGGTAGGAATGACATCACTCTGCCTGGTGGTAGTAATGATAGGTTAAGTCCGAGCAGATTGGACGCTAGCCAATTCACCAGAGCGGCCGTGTATCACGTTTTAAGTGAATACATCTATCCAAGGTTATCAACCTTCGATCCTGATGGTGATTCATTTAGAGAAAAAATGCAATATTATAAGGTCAAGTTTGAAGAAGAATTTGATTTGATCTTACGGGTGGGTGTTAATTACGATCTGGATTCTAGTGGAAATTATTCAGAGACAGAAAGGCAATCCTTCCATCATAATAGATTGGTAAGGTAATGTCAGCCAGAGAAAATATAGCAATCAATTTACAGAAACAATTAGAGAATATGACGGATCCTGCTGTGGGGTCAGTGAGCAGGGTATTCTTTGATGTCCAGAAATTGGCGATCACGCAGTTCCCAGCAATATTAATCATCACAGGTGATGAAAGCCGAGAAGATATCACCACAGATGAGAGGTTAGGTATAATCACATACAATTTGAGATGTTATGTCAGAGGCACAGAGATAGACACGCTCAGGAACGAGATAGTTGAGCGTATAGAAGAGACGCTTGAAGTGTCGCGGGATAGGGATATAACCTTATCAGCGGACAACATTCATAGCGTTACGACTCGTGTGATAGCAATTGAGGTGGTCGAAAGGGAACTCCCCCTAGGAGAAGTAGTAGTGACGGTTGAAGTGAGATATAGGTATAAAAAAGGAGTAGTATAATGAGTGTTAGAATGTATAAGAATCAAAATTCAAAAAAAGTGCGGGGATTGAATGTCCAAGCACATTTGGATTCAGGATGGACCTTTAATCCTGATAATCAAAAACCAAAACCAATTAAGAAGAGCTTACC